TGTTCCCCACTGTTCAAAGACCAAGTGCAATCCAACCTGCATCAGTACCTGCGGCACCACTACTAGCGTCTTTTACATCGAGCGTAAACCCTGTGAGTGGAGAGTCTGTATTAGATTTTGCATAGTTGAAATACGCTCCATTATGGAAGCACGCTATTCGGGAGAAGTTGGTGAAAGCAATGGGAAACGAAACGGCACCTGCTTTATTGATTCCCCACTGTCTATTGGAAAATGCCGATAACATAGCCGTTTATGTTTTTGGCCGTTGAGTGCAGCGTTTTGCCATTGTATGACGGCCACATGTCGTAGTTGTCATCTCCCCCATGAACGGATACGACAGACATTAGCTCAGCGGTTAGAGGCCAGGGAATGGATACTGAATATTGGCTTCCCATAGGCACATCTACCCACTGTCTAATAACCAATAACGATAAAACTAAACAAAGAACCGCTATCAGAATTCGTAGAATAATATTTTAAATTGCTTGTTGTTGAAAAATCATGAAAGTCAACGACTGCATTAACAGATGAAGCTGTACCTATATGACCAATAGCGGAATATAATTGTTTAGTAACCGTCAATGGAAGTGCGACTTCACTTGATACACCTGTTATTAATCCCCACTGTATAATTAGGCCGCCGAACAGGCTTCCGAAACATAAATACCCGTTTTGTGCGATATTGTATTTGACACCTGTTGCAGTCAGCACTTTTTGTATCATCGTGGCAAGCAGGCTGTCTGATGTCAGTGTACTGACGAGAGTGCCCAGTGCTGTGCTTGCAAGTGTGTTGACTATACCTTGATTCCAGTCCGTAATTTGTGCGGATTCCGTTTCTGGGTGCAGTGTGTCGTAGCTTTTCGTTGTCTTATTGTAATGATGCAAGATTGATTTCAATATACTCATTTTTTCTACTCCTTTTTTAGTTCCATCCATAAAGCGTTCGTATCCGTAGGCTCTGTGCCGCCTACAATGAGATTTTCGACTGGCACTTCTATCCATGTCTCTGTGCCGTCAGACGGTTCGACGGAGACTGAGATGTTGGTATCTATCGGCCCTCTGAGATATGGCAGATTATTCCAAGATGTACTGCCGTCGCCCGCTTTCAGATGATAGGTATCGGATTCAATCCCGATTTCGCCAGCAAGCAAGACAGGGTTCTTGATCGACCAATTTGAGGCTGTGTCGATTCGGCTTTGAATCTTGCCGTTTATTGTTTTCGTGGCCACAATTACCACCTCTTATGCATTGCCACAGTTTATAACGACCGTGTCGGTCGTCTTGACGATGGCGGCCCCGTCCTTAAGCTGTGTGGAGCTCTTGGCGGCAAAGGCGGCATCAAAGCGAGCCTGGGTCCAGTATAGGTTTGTCCCTTCTGAGATGTTGGCAGTGGTCAGGGTGACTACACCAGTCTTTCCGTTGACGCTGGCCACTGCATCGGCAGGCGGTGTCAAGAGCTGCCAGTTTGCGGCTACTGTCGGGTCATCTTTAGTCAGAATATAGCTCCCTTTATCACCGCCGGAGCTGATGACACAGACATCCCCGGTCTGGGCGGTCAGTTTGAGCATGTCCGCCTTGCTGGTGGCCGTAAACGTGTCAGTAATAGCCAGCGCTGGCAGTACTGCAGTGTCCAATTTTCCGTCGCTCCCCAGCACCGGGATATTGCCGGAGGCCGTACCAGTGTTCTTGGTGGCTGCCGTCCCCAGTCCGCTGATTTTACCAGCGCTTATCCCGCCAGGCACATCAGATGTGCTCAGCTGGGCCACACCGGTCACGATGCCCTTGGTGTTGACGGTAACTTTGGTGTATGTGCCGGCAGTAAAGGCCTGCCCTGCCAGAGCAGTAGTGATGGCCAGGTTAGCAGATCCGTTAAAGCTCCCGGAGCCAGTTACGTCACCGGATAGACTGATTGTTCTTGCGGTAGCCAGCTTGTCTGCACTGGCTACGTTGCCTACAGAGGCGGTGCCAGTCGCACTGTCCACAGTGACCTTGCCGGTGCCGCTGGCAGATTTGATGCCCCCCAGGTGATCGCTGGTGGCTGTTGGCAGAACGTACACTGCCACGTCCGCTCCATTGATTGTCAGGGCTCCATTGGTGTTGCTCTTACCGATTGCTGCACCGGACCAAGGCAGCGCAGACCACAAATTAGTACCGTCACCTATCTTGATTCGTCCAGAGTCGGTCTCCACGCCAGGCTCGCCCACGGCCAGGATTCGGGTGGATGCGGCCCACTGGGTTGCAGAGCCAGTCCGCAGCTGTAAGATTACGTTTTTAAGAGTTTGTGTTGCCATTATGCTTCCCCTCCATTTATCACATTAATTTGGTGCCAGTCGCTGGCTATGGGTGTATACGTCAATGTATCTGCATCCCATAAATAGATAATCCCTTTACTTTCATCGATATAAAGTTTATCCACGTCTCCCAGGCTAGGAAAGTAGTTTTTTCCCGGCATCCGTACCATTGCTTTCTTGCTGTATCCACTGGTTTTAATAGATGTCTTCAGGGGTACGCCTGCCGTCATTTTTGCGGATATGATTCCAGCTGCTGACACTACAGCGTGTAGCTTTTCCATCGTATCACTCCTTAAATTGTCACATCGGGCAATAAATGGAACTTGCCTGGCCCGATAGTCTGACGGGTGCCATCTGCAAGAGTAAGCTCAACGTCCCATATGTAATCGCCATACGCCAGATTCTTCGTCTTATCGTGCGTCAGGTTCACTACTGTCCCATCCATCGGACACTGCAATACATAATTTATGTCATCATATGACTTCTTTACTGAGAATACGCCCGTGAAACCCGTGATTTCCGTGCCATCTTCCGCAGTCGGCTGGATACTGAATCCGTCATCGTCGCCACGGATATAGTAGATGTCCATGCCTCGTATTTTCAACATAGTGCATCACCTACTCGACGATTTCGACCCACATACCACGGTCTGACATAGATGCTGGCTTATCCGCTGTCGATGTTACCATCAGGATATTTTCATGAGCCGCTTTGTCCGTGTTATGAGCTACCGTCAAAAAACCATTAGGATTAATTGTTGCTGATACATTGCCGGTATTGCTCATTGTAAATACAAGCTGAAATTCTTGCTGTACGACTGTACTGCTTCCTTCTGCCGGCATATAGTCTGGATTATCATCAATAAGGGCTACATACATGATTTCTCCGTCATCAGGATCAGTTGCAAACAAACCCATTTCCGTAATTTTGAAGCCAGTTTTTAAGCCGCTATTGCTAATCGTCAGGTCCAGTGTTACCGTACTCCCGTTCTGTGTAATGCTGTTTATCCCCAGCGTTAGCTCTTCTTTCACTAGTCCTGTCGCACTGCCTAAGCCTCCAGTTCTGCTTCCAGAACCTATTGCAACACGCGTAAATTTCAATGTCGTCAATCCCGCGTTGACCTTAGCCTGCAACGCTGCCCCGACATCTGTCATGGTAATTTTATTCCAGTTGGCCATTAATCGTTACCTCCTTATATATACCAACACCGACTAATACATGTATATCCTTCTGCGTGATTATCTTTTGTTTCAAATCAAACGTAATTGTCGTTTTTCTTACTAGATTGACATTTCCGCCGAACAAAAAGGTCTGTCTATACAGCCTGTTAAACTGGACATAGTCCAACCAGGACCGTGTATTTTTGTACGCATTGACTAACCGCACTAATTTATTGATGGTTTTTATTTCATTCATCGGTGCCGTTATACCTGTCACACGAAAATGATATGGTTCACCACTATATTCTGGCCACTCTTCTACTTTCGCGGATTGATATACCGTCGATACAGCTTTCTGCACAGCATACTTTGTTCCTTTTAGCCTATGCAGTAGGAATGACTGCTTTACCTGTTGCCTTTTGACATCCAAATTCTCCGTATCGTCATATTCATCTACATGCATCTGGACAGCTAAATAATCGATCAGCTGTTCATTCAGACTGTCTATGGCCGGATAAATCAGCAACAGGTCAGTATTGATTTTTCCCAGTTCTACATCTGTGACTTGGGCCAAGCTGGTTATAGGCTCCGCATCAATGGATGACGGCAGATGTTCGGCAACATTGTATTCATCGTCATTCATCTTCACTACCTCCTAAGCTGGCCGCTACCATACTGGCTTGCGCCACCTGCACATTTGTCAGCTTCGTAAATGTAGGTGATGTTACAATTACACGTTTGACGCCTGGTACGGTCATCACATCGGCAATCAGTCTGGATGGGTTGATATCCCGGCCAATTTTTCCAGACTGCCATAACTTGTAGCTGTCTATGGCTGCGGATACTGCTTCCTGCACTGTAGATTCCGATATGCCCTGGTCAATATAATAGGTCAAGCTTATATCATAACTGACGGTTTCCGGAGCTTTTACCTGTACCTGATCTGTCAGTGGCCGCACTTTTTCATTATTTAGGATAGCGCCTACAGTATCTAATACTTCCTGCTCAGGAATTGTACCACCTGTCAGCAATGGTCGTATTTCTACGACGCCGGCCGACGGACTGTATACCGTTACGTCAATGATTGCGCTATTTGCTGATTTTGCCCAATATTCATAGGCCCCGGTCGGCCCGGCCGTGGAAAAGCGTTCCGGCGATTCATGGATCCGTTCGCGGTATGCATCATCCTCTTCTTGGTTCGCACCGCCGGCACTGGTTGTCGTATTAGTAATAGATGCCACATAAGCAATAGGATCCACAATATTGTTGATTTCTCCCGGTAGGAATCCATTTCCCTCAACTCCTGTTGTCTGGCATGTTGCTTTAACAGTTGTCATCGTGTTGCCTGCTAATATCGCCACATCTTCATCCGTAGCAAAATATATACCGCTGGCCGTTGTTACCCGTGTACCACTGGGCACGATAGTTTCTTGTTCACGTACTGCCGACAACGTAATCTGTAATGTCGTTGTAGCTGCAGATGCCAGAATCCGGTCCGTGTCCGAAAATGCCCCCAGTTCATCCAGATTGTCACCCGTTGCATATTTCAGCAGGTTCTGTTTGCCCGTATAGTTCATCTTGTTCAGCAACCGGATAATGAGCTCTGCAATCACCAGCAGAAACAGCCGTGTCGGGTCTCCTGTTGCCAGTGTCCGGCCTGTTATTTCTGTATATTCCGCCAGCACGGCCGCTTTTACAGTCTCCTCATCAGCATTGGCAAATTCAATATCTGGT